TGCGGGTCTTTAACCTATCCATCGCGCTCGGCTGGGCGATGCTCACGATCGGCGCTTGCCTTGTGAGCCTTGCCGTTGGCCTGATCACTGGAGGCATCACCATGCTGGCGATCGTGGCGGCACTGACTAAGTTCGCCGGCGTGTACGTGCCGCGCGACGGGCAGCAAACAGCCAGGACGGATGGCTGATGTTCCTGCAGAAGATTCGCGCAGGGTCGGATGACCGCTCGGTTTTCGGCGACTTCTGGTTTGGGCCTGTCGGCTCGCCGACGGCGTCCGGGCAGCGTGTCTCTGGCGATCGCGCGTTGCAGCTGCCGGTGGTCTACGCATGCGTGCGCGTGCTCTCGGAATCCTTCGCCGTGCTCCCGCCGTGCGCTTACACCGGCACCGGTCGGAAGCGCAAGCAGATCGAGAAGTTCTGGCTGATCGACCTGCTCAAGCGTCCGAATCAGTTCCAGAACGGGTTCGAATGGCGGGAAATGATGCAGGGCCACCTGGCCATGCGCGGCAACGCTTACAACCAAATCCAGACCGATCGCCGCGGCAACATCACCGCGCTCATGCCGCTGCACCCGGATCGGATATCGATCGAGTTCATCGGCCAGGATGGCGAGTACCGATACATCTACACGGACCGCTTCGGTCGCAAGCAGACGTTCGTGCGTGGCGAGATCTGGCACATCCGCGGGCTTGGCGGGGATGGCGTTCAGGGCTACAGCCCATTGCGCCTGGCCGCCGAGTCGATCGGGCTCGGTCTGGCTGCCCAGGAGTACGGCTCGCGCTTCTTTGCGAACGATGCCAAGCCTGGTGGCGGCTGGATCGAGTATCCAGGCAATTTCAAGGATAAGGCTGCGCGCGAGGAATTCCGCGAGTCCTGGCAAGCGGCGCAGTCCGGCTTCAACCGCGGCAAGGTCGCGGTGCTCGAATACGGGATGAAGTTCAATGAGCTTGGCATGACGAACAAGGAATCCCAGTTCCTTGAGGCGCGCGGCTTCCAGGTGAAGGATATCGCGCGGATCTACCGGGTCCCCCCGCACATGGTCGGCGACCTGGACAAGTCGGCCTTCACCAACATCGAGCAGCAATCGCTCGAGTTCGTGATTTACACCATGATGTCCTGGGCTGAGCGCTGGGAAGCCTCGGCCGAGACCGAGCTGATGCTCGAGGCCGATGGCGATGTTGACATCGAGTTCGACTTCACGCGGCTGCTGCGCGGCGACCAGGCGGCGCGCGGTGCGTTCTACCATTCGGGGATTACCGATGGATGGATGACCCGCGCAGATGCGCGCGACCGCGAGGGCCTCGAGCCATTGCCTGGACTGGAGAAGCCGCTTGTGCCGTTGAACATGTCTACGGTCGACGCCGACGGGAACATCGAGCAACCAGCTGGTGCTGCTAGCAATGCTGTTGACGCCGGCGCTGATGCTGGCGGCAATGCTGGCGATGCGGAATACTCGAAGACGGCAAACCCGCGCCTACAGGCCATGGTTCGAAGCAATGCGGCCAGGATGGCGCGGCGCATGGCAGGCGGCAGTTCGCTCACGCCAGATGCGCTCGCCGATGCGCTGGCGATCACGCCGGCAATGGCGGCTGCATGGCTCGGGTCCGGCAAGACGGGCAGCGAGCAGGAAATCACCGAATCTCTGATCGAGGTGGCGCTATGAAGCACGAACGGTACATCGCATGGTGCCTGTCCCAGCCCTGGGCGCTGATGCCCGAGCGCATGGCCGCCTACGCGCGTGCCTTGTCGATCAAGGTCGGCGCGGCCAATGAAATGCAGGCCATGGACCAGGAAGACGAGAATTCTGCTCGAGCGGCAACCGCGCGCGGCAAGAACAACACGCGCAGCGGTGCGATCGCTGTTGTCCCGGTCTACGGGACAATCGTGCAGCGCGCCAGCCAGCTCGATCTGTGCGAGAACGGCACGAGCACGCAGCAAATCAGCGCGGCGATCGCCGATGCGCTGGCAGACGACTCGGTCGCGCAAATCCTGCTCGATATCGATAGCCCTGGCGGCTCGGTTTACGGGGTCCAGGAGCTTGCCGCAGAGATTGCTGCAGCGCGCAAGCCGGTCGTGGCAATCGCCAATTCACTGGCCGCGAGCGCGGCCTACTGGATCGGCTCTGCAGCATCCGAGTTCCATGTCACGCCGGGCGGTCAGGTCGGCTCGATCGGCGTCTGGATGGCGCACCAGGACTGGGCGAAGGCGCTGGAAATGGATGGCATCAAGGTAACGCTGATCTCTGCTGGCGAATACAAGACCGAGGGCAACCCGTACCAGCCACTCGGGGAAGAGGCGCAGAAATTTATGCAGGCGCAGGTCGACGACTACTACGCCATGTTCACCAAGGGCGTGGCGAAGGGCCGGAAGGTCGGCATCGATGCCGTGCGCAACAACATGGGCAAGGGCCGCGTGTATGGCGCCGATCAGGCGCTGTCGGCTCAGATGGTCGACTCGGTCAGCACCTTCGACCAGGTCGTCGCTCGCATGCAGAAGAACATCAAGGCATCGGCGCCGCGCACGATGAGCGCGCAGGCTGCGATGCGTGAGATCGCTATTCGGGGCTAGTGCCAGCCCGAGCCCGCGGAGCCCGATGGCTCTGTAGGATCAGCCCGACGGCTGAGCCGGCACAACAATCGTTCGCCATCCTGGCGTTCACCACAACCCGGAGACACACCATGAGCAAGAAACTCCGCGAGCTGAACGCTCGCAAGGCGCAGCACGTCACGTCGATGCGCGCGATCGCCGACAAGGCTTTTGCCGACGGCAACCGCGATCTGACGCCGGACGAGGAAGAGGCATTCAACACCGAGAAGAAGGGCCTGGATGCCACCGTCGCCGCGATCGCGCGTGAGGAAACGCTGATCGAGGCCGAACGTAACATCGGCGCCACCCGCGTCGAGGACGTGCGCGCATCGGGCGGCGAGGACACCCTGATGCAGGATCCCAAGCGCGGCTTCAAGTCGCTTGGCGAGTTCGCGCAGGCTGTGCGGGTGTCGAAGGTCGGCGGCGCGATGGACGGTCGTCTGGCCGCTGCTGCTCCGTCATCGTTCGCCAACGAAGCCGACGGCGCCGATGGTGGCTTCGCCATTCCGCCGGCATTCTCGACCGACATCTGGAACATGTCGCTCGCCGAAGGCTCGCTGATCCCGATGACCGACAACACCGAGGTCACCGGCAACTCGATGGCGTTCCCGAAGGACGAGACCACGCCGTGGGGCGGCACCGGCATCCAGGTGGCATGGCAGGCGGAAGGCACCGCGGCAACGCCGACCAAGCCGGTCCTGGGCCTGGACACGCTGCGCCTGCACAAGATGATCGCGCTGGTTCCGATCACCGACGAGCTGATGGCCGATGCGCCGGCGCTCTCCGGCTATCTGAGCAACAACGTCCCGCCGAAGATCATGTACAAGGCGAACGAGGCGATTTTGTTCGGCACTGGCGTTGGCCAGCCGGCTGGCTGTCTCAACGCGGCCTCGCTGGTCGTGGTGGCCAAGGAAACCGGCCAGGCGAATGCGACGATCGTGCAGCCGAACATCTCCAAGATGCGCAGCCGCTTGCTGGTCGGCAATCTCAAGAACGCGGTCTGGGTGGGCAATCCCGACATCCTGCCGGCGCTCGAGAGTCTGGTCGTCGGTCAGATCCCGATCTTCCTGCCGCCTGGTACGGGCATCCGCGAGGCGTACAACGATGGCACGTTGAACGGGCGTCCGCTGATCTTGTCCGAGCACGCCAACGCGCTCGGCACGCAGTCGGATCTCTCGTTGATCGCTCTGAACGGCTACCGCACGATCACGAAGGCTGGCGGCATCGAGACGGCGACGTCGATGCACCTGTACTTCGATGCAGCCGTGACGGCGTTCCGCTTCATCTTCCGGATGGATGGCCAGCCGATCATGAAGGCTGCCGTGACGCCACCGGCCGGCAAGAGCACCAACTCGCGCTCGTACTTCGTCTCGCTCGGCGGCCGTCCGTAATCGGGCGTAAGCTGATCACCCTGCTATACGTCGGCCGCTTCGGCGGCCGGCGCCACCGCATCACCGCATTCCATTCAGAAGGAAAACGATCATGAACCCGAACACGAAAGGCTCGGAGCAGGCGGCACTGCTCGGCGTCATCGCACCGTCCAGCCAGGGCGCTGGCGCGCTGTCGACCGCATGGGTCGCCGCAAAGAACTTCCACCGCTTCCTAGCGATCATCCAGTCCGGCGTGCTCGGCGCGTCGGCTACGCTGGATGCGAAGCTGCAGCAGGCGACGGACGGCACTGGTACCGGCGTGAAGGACGTGACCGGCAAGTCGATCACGCAGTTCGTCAAGGCCAGCAACGACGGCAACCAGGCGCTGATCGACTGCTCTGCCGATGATCTGGACGTGGCGAACAGCTTCAACTTCCTGCGCTTGACCGTCACGGTCGGCACGGCGGCCAGTTTGTCGTCTGCAGTGCTGCTGGGCATGAGCCCGCGGTTTGCGCCGGCGTCGGACTTCAACCCGGTGACCGTCGTCCAGGTCGCTGGCTGATTCCGCCACCGAAACCCACGTAACTCCACGAAAAGGAGGGCGCCGGTCACCCCGGCGCCTTTTCAATGGGCCTGATCTGCATCAATCCACCCACCGCTGAGCCGTTCGACCTGGCCGAGGCGAAGCTTCAGGTCCGCGAGGACGTCGGGCTGGTCGACGAGGATTCGTTGCTGCGGGCCTTCATCGCTACGGCGCGCAACTATGCCGAGGACTTCACCCACAAACAATTCTGCGCGGCCAGCTACAAGCAGGTGCTGGATGCGTTCCCGTTCGCGCAGGCCTATGGCGGCGTGTACGGCGTTGCACATGCTCGACCTGGCAATGCGCTGTATCTCGAGCGCGGGCCGGTCCTGCAGGTGACATCGATCCAATATCTGGATCAAAGCCGGGTGGTGCAAACGCTTGATCCGACCTTGTACGTGGTCGATTATTCGTCCGATCCGGTCAAGATCACCCCCATTTTCGGCCAAATCTGGCCGATCCCGATGCCGCAAATCGGCTCGGTCTGGATCAATTTCTTGTGCGGCTATGCGGCTCCGCTCATCGCCGATGCCACCGCGAACACCATCCGGATCCAGAACTGGCCTGCTCTGGCCGTGAATGACATCATTCGCGTCTCGAATAGCGGTGGCGCATTGCCTGGCGGTCTGGCCGTCGGGACGGACTATTTCATAAAGTCGGTCGTCAGCTCTGGCGTCTACACGCTGGCTGCATCGATCGGCGGTACAACGATCGATCTGACCGACATCGGCACTGGCACAAGCTACGTTGGCATCATCCCGGAGAACCTGGTCGGCTGGATGCGCATTCGTTTCGGCGCGCTGACCGAAAACCGCGAAGAGGTCGCTATCCTTAGCCGCGGAAAGATCGAGCCACTACCGTATGTCGACCAGATGCTCATCATGCACAAGACCTGGCAATTCTGAGCCATGCCAAGCCTGCGCGCCGGCACGATGCGGCATCGGATCACGTTCCAGAACCGGGTCGAGACCCAGGACGCCAACACCGGTGCGCTGACCGAGACATGGACGGATGCGTTTACCTGCTGGGCCTCGATCGATCCGCTTAACGGCCGCGAGCTGATCGCCGCCGCTGCGGTGCAATCTGGCGTGACGCACTCGATCACTGTGCGGTATCGTGACGCCTTGGCTGTGCCTGCGGTGACTGCATCAATGCGGATCCTGTACGGCTCGCGCATTTTCAACATCAAGGCATCGATGAACGAGTCGGAAAGCCGGCACACCATTACCCTGCAGGCCGAAGAAGGCCTGACCACGTCGTAAGGAGAGCAACCATGAAAGTTCGCGCACTGAAAGGCTGGCACGGCGTCGAGACGATCGCGAAACCCGGCGATGAGCTCGAGGTATCGGAGAAGCACGGCAAGGACCTGATCGCATCGGGCCTGGCAGAGGCTGTCGCCGAGCAACAGAGCAAGCCGGCAGACGACGACCACGCATGATCGCCGAGACGCAGGTTCTGCATGGTCTGGAAGGGGTGCTCGCTGCACTCCAATCCCTGCCGCAGGAAATCGTATCGAAGAACGGTGGCGTGGTGCGTAAGGCGCTGCGCAAGGCCTCGTTGCCTGTTCGCGACCAGGCCAAGGCGAACGTGCAGCGCATCATCGCCGAAGATCATGGGCTTGATCCCACGCTTCCAGAGTCGACCGGCGCGTTGTTGCAGGCGATCGGTACGGTGAAAGCACGGAATCCGGAGGCGCAATTCGGCCCTGGATTCAAGGAGGCCTATATCGTGAAGGTGCGCAAGGCTCCGCGCGTGCGCAACATGACGCCGGCGCACTACGGCCGCGTGCTCGAGTTCGGCTCCGAGAAGGAGACGGCGCGGCCCTGGATGACGCCGGCATACTACGCCACGCGGCAGCTCGCCTTGGACACGTTCGTCGCCGCGATGACTGCAGGTGTTGCGGTGGCCATCCAGAAGGCTGCAGCGCTCGGCCGGACTGGCGCCTGATGGCTGGGATGCTGCCCAACGTCTTTGCGTTGCTGAAGGTCGCAGCGCCGGTTACGGCCATCATCGGCAGCCCGCCGCGTTGCTATCGCCACGGCCGGGCGCCGCAGGGCGTCATCGTGCCGTATGTCACGACCGAGGTCGTCGCTGGTGCACCGGAAAACACGCTGACGGGCGTACCGCCTGCTGACAGCTTCGGCGTGCGCGTCGACTGCTGGTCGAAGGATGACACCGAGGTCGAGACCCTGGCAGCTGCCGTACGCGATGCGGTCCAGGACTCGGCGCACATGATTGCGATCGTGGCCAATGACCGCGACGCCGTCACGAACATCTGTCGGCTATCCATGCAATACGAATTCTGGACCTCAAGGTCCTGATGCCCTGCCCGCGTGAGCGGGTCTTTTTCGTCCCGAGGAACCGACCATGACGACCGCAACGAAAACCCAAGGCACCGAGTTCTGGTGGGTGTCCGGACCGAGCGCAGTGACCAAGCTTACCCAGATCCCGAGTGCGCCATCGCCGATCGGCGGCCCACGGCCACAAATCCCGATCACGCACCTGGATTCGGTCGAGGAAGAGTTCGTCGGCGCGTTGCCGCAGCCGGCCAAGGCGACCTTCGAGGTCATCTACAACCCAGCCGATGCATCGCACCAGGCGCTGCTGGCGCTCAAGGGAACGGGCGCCGTGACACCGATGGCCATCGGTATGTCCGATGGCACCGTGGCACCGACAGCTGCGAGTAGCGCGTTCGTGACGACTGCTGTCGCGCGGACGTTCCACTACTTCAACGCCTACGTCGAGGATGCCCAGATGGGTCTGCCGGCGAATAACGTCACCAAGCTGGCTGTCACCCTGCAGCGCAGCGGCCCGACCACGACGGTCCTGCATACCTGATCCCGCGCGGCTCAGCCCGCGCTTCACCTCGAGGCTTTATGTCGAATCCACAGGAAGCACCTGTTGTTGCAACACGCGAGATCGATGTCCGCGGCGAGAAAGTCACATATCAATTCCGGGAGCTATCGGGCGAAGAGGCCGAGTCGATCTTCGATCTGTCCGATGCGGACGGGAACGTGAGCCGGGAGAAGCAGAAGGCTGTCCGGCGCCGCATGATCGCCACAACGGTCACGCGCGCCGATGGCTCTGCGCTGACGGTCGAGGATCTCGGCAAGATGCGCAATGTCTTGGTGAAGGCGCTCTATGACCAGGCCATGGAGTTCAACGGGCTCGGGGATAACGCGGCTGCCGAAGTAAAAAACGCCTAGCCGCCAAGTCCGACGCCTGGTTCTGGCATACCCTGGCGCTCGCACTTGGCGGTCGCAGCGTGCGCGAATGGAAGCGCACCATCTCGAAGCGTGAATACATCGAATGGGTCGAATACTTCCGCCAGCAGCCGTTCGATGATTTTCACCGATTCCATCGCCCGGCTGCTCTGGTCGCATCGGCCATGGCACGATTCGAGCACGCCGACATTGAAATCCCGAAGATGCTCGAGTTCCTGCAGCCGAAGATCCAGGTCGACCTGTCTCCAGCCGATCTCGATGCTGCCTGGACAACGTTCGTCTCCATCTAGAGGCTCCAAATGACCACCGGCGTCGGCTCCGTCTCTGTAGACCTGAAAGCCAATACAGGCACATTCGAGACCGACTTCGCGCGTGCTGCGCGGCTGGCGAAGACACATTCGGAATCGATCGGCGCATCCACGATCGCGATCGGTGTTGCTCTGGGCGGCTTCATCACCCAGGCGGTTGAGAGCATCGCGCGCGCGGTCGAGAACGTCATTGCGACGGGTGCCCAGATCGAGCGGATGTCGCAGAAGACCGGTCTGAGCACGCAGGCGCTCTCGGCTCTGCGCGTGGCCGCGGTCGAGACCGGTCAGGACTTCGATCGGCTCGGCAAGGTCGTCACCAAGGTCGCCGGGATCCAGTTCGATGCAGCGTCTGGATCCAAGAAGGCGCAGGCCGAAATGCGCGCGTTCGGTATCACGGCCAAGGACACGGCCGATACGGCGCTCGACAAGCTGCTCCGCGGCTTCGGCGCATTGCCTGCGAACTTCGATCGTGCAGGCCTTGCGGTTAAGTTGTTCGGGCAGCGGCTCGGCACTGACTTCCTGCTGATCGCCGACCAAACCCAGGACGGCCTGAAGGGCCTGGAGGCGCATACCGACAGTCTTGGCCTGCTGATGGATGGCCCTGCTGCCAAGGCTGCGGAGGACTTCGAGAAGAATCTCGCCGATATCAAGCTGATCGTCGAGGGCCTGGCTGAAAAGGTGTTCGAAGCGCTCGCGCCATCACTGGTCAGTGCGACTGACGAGATGAAGAAATTCGGCGAGCAGAAGGCTGCTGCGCAAGAGATAGCCGATGTCCTGCAGGCCGTCGCAACTGTCGCCGGCAAGGTGTACGACGTCATCAAATACATCACCAATCAAATGGTGGTGCTTGGCGGCACTGCGTTGCTGATCTACGACAAGGTGACTGGTGGCAATACAAAGAGCGACTGGGCCGCTATGCATGGCGGAGCGGAAGGCTCACGCGATGCGTTGCGCGCGCTGGTGGGCAATGCACCGCCACCAGTGATCACGCATGCACCGGTGACCATTACCGAAACCGGGCAAACACCGGACAGCATGCTCCGGCTGACGGATCAGCAGGTCGAGGCGCAGAAGAAGCAGGAAGCGCTGATCAAGCAGCTCAATGTCGACCTTGGCGAGCACACGAAGAAGCAGAAGGACGACACGGCCGCCATTCGTGCTGCTACTGATGCAGCGATAGCTTTTCATGACAAGGTCAGCGAAGTTCAGGGACGAAATCAAAGCCCATACGAGCAAGCCGCTGCCACAGCACAAAAGGAATACGATCAACTCAAGAAAACCGCCGAAGCAGCCAATGCCCTTGCGGTCGGCAAGCACAAACTCGCCGGCGAGAATGGCGCGCTCAAGATCACCACGCAGGATTTGACGGTCGCGCAGAAGGCGTTCAACGATCGGCTTGCCGAAACTGCAGCCAACTTCAAGGCAGCTGATCTTGGACCGGTCACCGAAGAGGCGCACAACTACGCCGAAGCCTTGCGCATCCTGCGCCTCAATGAGCGCGACCTTGGCTATACGGCCAAGGAGACGGCCCTAGCAGAGGCCCTGCTGGCACGCGAGCACGAGCTCGCAGCGAAAGCAGCGAAAGACCAGCTGGATCCAGGCGCTGCGATCTTGCGCGACCTGACCGACCAGCTCAACCTGCTGCACATGAACAACGTCGAGCAGGCGACGTTCAACCAGCTGAAGAATCTTTCCATCGATGACCAGAAGAAGTGGCACGGTGCTGTGCTGGCTGCCAACCAGGCGCTCGAGGATCAGAACCGGATCATTCAGGTGCAGGACTCACTCCGCGGCGATGTGCAGTCGTTCTTTACCGACATCATGGATGGCAGCAAGTCGGCGAAGCAGGCGTTCAAGGACTTGGTGAATTCGATCGTTGCGGATATCTCGCGCATGGTGTCGCAAATGATCACCGCGCGCTTGTTCGGTCAGCAGGGCCAGTCCGGTGGTGGTTCGATGGGCGGCGGCATCTTCGGACTGCTCGGCAATCTTTTCGGCGGTGGTTCGAATGGATCCTTCGCAGCCAATGGGTTGCCTGGCAGCGCGAAGGGCAATATCTTCGACAGCGGCAACATCGTCCCGTTCGCGCGCGGTGGCGTGGTCAGCCAACCGACCATGTTCCCGATGGCCAATGGCATGGGAATCATGGGCGAGGGTGGAAATCCGGAGGGCGTGCTGCCGCTCAAGCGAGACAGAAGCGGCAACCTGGGCGTGATCGTTGCAAACGGAGGCGGTGGCGTGGTTCAGAATATTTACGTGCAGGGAACCGTCAACCAGCGTACTGCGCAGCAGATTCAGCAGGAGGCAGCTGTGAAGCAGCGTCGTGCCGTGGGGCGCAACGCATGAGCATCTTGGCAGTCGAGCTCACCCCGAAGACCACGTTCGGTTTCGTCGGCGGACCCGAATTCTCGACACGCATCTCGACGTTGCGCAACTCGCACGAGCGGCGTAATGCGAACTGGGCGCAGGCCCGGCATCGCTGGACGGCCCCGTTCCAGAACATCACCGATACCGAGGCCCGCGATATCTTGCGGGTGTTCAATGCCTGCCATGGCATGACGTTCGGATTCTTGTTCAAGGACTTCCTTGATTTCCAGGCCACGGTTGAGCCGCTAGGCAATGCCCCGAGCGGCTCGGCTCCGGTGCAGCTGATCAAGACGTCGACGGCTGGGTCGCAATCCTACGTACGCACCATTACCAAGCCCGTCGCTTCCGGCTTCACGCTCTACCAGACGGCGATCGCCAAGACCGGTACGCTCGACACCACCACCGGCTTGTTCACGCCAACCACTGCCTGGACGGCTGGGCAGCCGCTGACCTGGACTGGCGAATTCCGTGTGCCGGTGCGCTTCGCTGCAGACTGGCTGCCATTCTCGATCGACAACAAGCGCGGGACGGTCGATTTTGCCGTGAACGGCTCTGTCGACGTCATCGAGGTTTTCGGTGAATGAAGACGATCGAAATCCAGCTGCTGGACCACAAGAAGCTGGCCAGCACAACACTGACCGACCTGCTGCTGGTCGGGCCACTTCCGGATGCCAGCTATCGTGGTTTCACCCAGCTGACGCAGGACATGGTCTACGATGACGCCGATGTCGCCGGCAGCATCACCTACTACGCGCACACTGGCCTGCAGATGGCCGCAATTGCCACATCCGACGACCTGGGTGTCGACAACTCCGAAGCGCAGACGCTGTTCCCGATTGCGTCCTACTTGCTGGAAGGCTTCACGCAGGCCCAGATCGATGCTGGCGCGCTGGACAAGACGCCGTTCGTCGTTTATCGGGTCAACTACAAGGATCTGACGGCTGGTCGCCATGAAGTCATGGCCAGCGGCACGATCGGCGAGCAGACCAACCAATTCGACCAAGTCGCGATCCTCGAGCTGCGCAGCTTGCAGCAGCAACTTGGGCAGTCGATCGGTGAGCTCGATTCGATCACTTGCCGCGCGACCTTCGGCAGCCAGCCAATCGGCACCGGTGGCGGGGTCGTCGAGGAACGCTTTCCGTGCGGCTTCGATCTGACGTCCGAATGGGTCAGCGGCACTGTGACGTCGCTTGGCTCTGAACACGACCGCGAGTTTAACGATACAGCGCTCGCAATCTCACAACCGACGGCCGACTATTTCGCGCCGGGCATGGTGGAAATGCTCACCGGTGACAACGCCGGCATCGAGCGCGAGGTCGATTCCTACACGGCCGGTGCCGTCGGGATGCAGTTCGCCTTCCCGGCGATGAACAAGGTCGGCGATAACTACCGCATCCGGCGCGACTGTACGAAGAACAAGAACGGCCACAATTCCTGCAAAGGCACGTTCTGGCTGAGCAGCTGGGCTCTGCACTTGCGCGGCGAGCCCGCGATCAATCCGGCTGCGGCAGCCGCGGCTACGACGCCAGGCGCGGCGATCTCGCGTTCCTTGAGCGGCGGCACCGGCGAGCAGCTGGCATGAAACTCACCGATCTGGAGCCTGAATTCCTGACGTGGTACGTTGAGGACGGCCGGATCTACCATGGCCATGTTCGGACCATCGGCGAAGCGCAGGGTGTCATGTTCCTTTGCCCGAAGTGCTTCGCGGCAAACAATGGCCCTGTCGGCACACATCGCGTGATCTGCTGGTCGCGCAGTCGTGGCGTCCCGGACGACGCAAACCCACAACCAGGGCGCTGGGCGCTCGACGGGACCGGGCTCGATGATCTGACCCTCAATGGTGACCCGCCAGGCCAAGCTCGATCCGTGCAGCTGCTCGGCGGATGCAACTGGCATGGCCACATCACGAACGGCGAAGTAACCAACGCATGACCAGGCTCATCCACCCGCTGACCGCTGCCGAGCGCGTGACCGTCGTGGCGGCTGCCAGGGCGCACCTGCACCCACCAGCCATCTTCCGGCACCGTGGGCGCTCCCGTACGCGCCTGGACTGCCTAGGGCTCGTTATACGCTCGCTGGCTGCCGTTGGCGCCGTGGTGCAGGACCGGGAGGCCTACGGCCGGGACCCGGTCAATGACGGGCTTCGTGCGGCCGTTGTGGAGCATCTGGGGGATCCATTCGCCACTAGCCCGGTTCAGCTCGCACAACTGGCGCCTGGGGACCTGGTGCTCATGAAATGGCACACCGAGCCCAACCACATCGCGGTCGTGACCGACTACGTCCTGGGCGGCCTGGCGATCATCCATGCCTATGCCCAAGTCGGCTGCGTGGTGGAGCATGCACTGGCTGATCCCTGGCCACGGCGTATCACTGAGGCCTTCAGGCCATGAGTGGCTCATTCCTCGGTGGTGTGATCGGTGCAACCATCGGTTTCGCCATCGGCGGCCCTGGAGGTGCACAGGAAGGCTGGCTGATCGGTGCGACTGCGGGCGGCATCCTTGATCCGCCGGTGATCAAGGGCCAGCGCCTGACGGATGCCCAGGGCCAAACCGCGACCGATGGTGTCTTTCGTCCGATCGTCTATGGCATCGCGGCATGCGCTGGCAACGTCATCCAGATCGGTCCGCTGGTCGAGCACAAACACAAGCAAAGCTCGGGGAAGGGCGGTCCGGTCCAGATTACCTATACCTACACGCGCACCTACGCGATCCGCATCTGCGAAGGGCCGATCAGCGCGATCCTACGGGTCTGGCGCAACGACAAGCTGATCTACGATGCGACCGCTTCGGGTGTGGTGATCGCCGCGGATTCGGCGACGACCGCGAGCAAAATGACGTTCTACCTGGGCGATGAAACCCAGATGCCGAGCTCGATCCTCGAGGCGCTACCTAGCGCCAATGGTGGCGGCGCCGGCAATGTCTGCGCGCACCGCGGCACCGCCTATGCTGTGATCGCGAACGATGATCTGACCGACATGCAGGGCGCCATTCCGCAGTACAAATGGGAGGTGCGTACCTGCATCGCTTCGGACGCAGCAGGCGTGACCTGGATCGACGGCAACACCGGGACGACGCAATCGGTCGAATGCCTCAATGGTGGCGCCGGCGCATGGATGATCGGCGGTGATAACGGCACGCTCGCACGCTCAGATGACTACGGTCAGACCTGGTCGCTGATCCCGTTCACCGCGCAGCTCGGAATCTCAAGCACGTCGCCCTGCCAGAACCTCTGGTTCGACGTGCTCTGGTACATGACCAATAGCGTCAACCTGGCATCGAGTCTCGATGGAGGGGAAACCTGGCAGTTCGTCTCGACCCCGGTGCACACGGCGCAGCCCAACTCGATCAGTGAGGTCGACGGAGCGTTCTGGGCTGGATATGGCACTGGCGGCAACACAGCCATCTTCCAGCCGATCGACGGCACCACGATCACCCTGGGATCCAATTTCGGGATCATGAACACGGCCGCGAAGCTCAGCGGCTCGTATTTCATGGGGACCGACAACGGCTACATCCTGAAGGGCGCATCGCTCGGCGCGTGCGCCTCAGTGGCGCATTACGGTGGTGCCAGCATCCGGCAATTCGCAGAGGGCAACGGCATCATCCTGGCGGTCGGCGATGGACTGAGCTCGCAGTATGCGTATTCGAGCGACGGTGGTTCGACTTGGTCGCTGAAGGCTGGCGTATTCGAGGGTGTCGCCTTTTTCGACGGCCTGTTCTATGCCTGCACTGCGAATGGCATTTTCTTCAGCAGCGACGGCCTCGCCTGGACGCAGGACGACAGTTCGTTCTTCTTCAATGCGCTCGGCAGCTTCATGCGGCCGACAATCTCTGGCATGGTAGCCTGCACGAGCGCGGGCAAGACGGCAGCGGCCGGCTTCCCCGGCTTCTCCGGCTCGCTCTTTCAGATGCCGGACTCGCCAGGCTTCGGTGTCGGCGTCCAGGGCGATGTCGTTGGACCACCGACGACGAATCTTGGCTTGTGTTCGAGCGAGCTGTCCGGGATCGTTGCCGATCTGTGCGCGCGCTGCGGAGTGGACAGCACCCAGATCGACGTGAGCGCCCTCACGGACGATGTCCGCGGCTTCCTGGTCGGCGCCCAGATCGCCGGCAAGGATGCGATCAAGACGCTGCAGCAGGGCTATTTCTTTGACTTCCCGCAATGGGACAAGAAGCTGCGCGGCGTGAAACGCGGTGGTGCACCGAGCTTCGTCGTCAACGATTCGGATCTGCTGATCGAGGACGACAACGACACCACGACCAGGGCGCAGGCGATCGAGTTCCCGCGCAAACTCAACCTGATCTACGCCGACCCGACCAAGAATTACGCAGCGACGACACAAACGGCCGAGCGTCGCACCGAGGACGTGCGCGCGATCGGCGAGCTCACGGTGCAGCTGCCACTCTCGCTGATCAGCACGGAAGCCGCGCAAATCGCCGCGATCCTGCTACAGATTGCCTGGACCGAGGCAGAGGGCAAATGGAAGCGTCATTTGCCGGAGGAATTCTCCCAGATGACGCCGAGCGACATCTTCACGACGTCGGACGGGCGCCGCTATCGCGCGCTGACGGCCACGCTGGAGAATGACGAGACGCTGTTCGAGGCGGTGCGTGATCGCGTGAGTTCGTACAGCTCGAGCGCGGCTGGATCCACGAGCGTGGTTCCGATCGATCCCGTCTCGAGCATGAAGGGACCGACGATCTTCGCAGCGATGAATCTGCCTAGGCTAAACACCCAGGACAACTCGCCTGGCATGTACATCGCCGTCATGGGCCTGCTCGCTGGCTGGATCGGCTGCGACCTGCAGCTTTCGACCGATGCCGGGGTCAGCTTCCATTCCGTGGCCCAGCTCATGACGGCCTCGACGATGGGTAGGCTCACAGGTGCCATCGGCCCGAGCACCACGCCAATTCCGGTGGAAATGTACGACGACGGACAGCTCGATTCTGTGACCGATGCACAGCTTGCTGCACGCGCGAACGGATTCGCGATTGTGGCGAGCGATCTGTCCGAGGTGGGCCAGTTCAAGACGGCCACATCGACCGGTGTTGGCTTGTATGATCTGACCACGATCACTCGCGGCGCGCTCGGCAGCACGGCGGCATCGCATGCGAAGGGCGATCAGTTCGTCATGCTCGACAACGTTTTTTTTCTGCAGCTGGATGCGAGCCTTGCTGGACAAACACTCATCTTCAGGCCAGTGTCGATCGGCACACCGGCTGCAACCAACGCAACCTATTCGGTGCTATTCGATCCGCAGTTCACTGGACCTGCGGTGATTGATTTTTATGAAGACGAGACCGGCGCGAAATACGCCGACGAGACAGGCGCTTACTACCAGGTGACGGAATAATGGCCCGATTCGGAGACAAACCGGCAGCCGCTGCGCTGACCGGTACAGAAATCATGCCGATGACGCAGTCGGGCAGTGATGTCCATTCCAATCCTGCAGACGTCGCGAGCTTCGCGAACAACAACTCAGCGCATACAGGCACACCAACGGCGCCGACTGCATCGCCTGGCACGAACACCACGCAGCTGGCCACAACGGCATTCGTGAAGGCCGCTGTCGACCTGGCCGTCCAAGGATTGACCCAAAAGCCCACCGCGCGCGCTGCGACCACTGGGGCGCTTCCTGCGAACACTTACGCGAACGGCAGCAGCGGCGTCGGAGCCACGCTGACCGGCAACAGCAACGGAGCGCTGGCAGCGCAGGACGGCGTGACCCTGGGTGCCAACGATATCCTGCTCGTACTCAACGAGGCCGCAGCTGCGCACAACGGCCTGTATACGCTCACCCAGGTCGGCGATGGGTCGCATCCGTACATCCTGACCCGCCACGTCGACATGGATCAGAGTGCGGAGTTCACTGGCGCCTTCGTTCCGGTCGACAACGAAGGCACGACGAACAAGAACACGATCTGGCTGAACAACTTTACCAGCGGCCTGGTCGTTGGCACCACGGCGGTCACCTTCACCGCGCTCACATCGGCTGGCTATACCGCCGGCCAAGGCATCTCGATCGCCGGCAGCGTGATCAGTGTGTCTCCACCAAATGTCCAGGCCGTGGCATCGGCCTCAACGGTTACCCCAACTTTCAGCAACGATCTGGTCGAGATCACCGCGCAAGCTGCGGCGCTGACGCTGGCCAACCCGACTGGAACAGCTGCAGATGGATGGGGGATAGCGATTCGCATCAAGGACAACGGCACCGCGCGCGGGATCACCTACGGTTCGCAATATAGGGCGCTTGGCGTGACATTGCCGTCGACGACCGTCATCAGCAAGACGCTTTACCTAGGCATGATTTTCAACAACACCGACACGAAATGGGACGTTGTCTCTGTGGCGCAGGAAGCCTGATATGCGCCCCATCAAAATGATGACTGGTGGGCATTCTGGCGGTGGCGGCTACAACGCCGAGACTGTCGCCTGGTACACCGCCATCGCTGGGCTCGGCGCTTCGGTCACGACCACGGAGAAGAACTGGGCTGATGCATTGATCGTCGCCTGGCGCGCGCAGACGTTCGACAGCAAGACCGTTTCGATCTATCCATTCCTCGGCGCCTACATCAATGCGGCGCGCGTGCCGTTGCGGGATGCGCTCTCAGCTGGTCCCGCAGCAAATACTGGATTCGTGGATGGCGATGTTGGCAATGCAGTCGGCATCGCGAATTCGTCAGGCGCGAACAAATATTTGAACACCGGGATCACGCCGAGCCAGCTCGGTTCGTCTGGGAATGGTGGCCTGGGCTGGTACGAGCGCAACTTCCTCGGTAACGGTACAACGACCGAGATCATGGGAATGGACGAGTCCACGATCACCGCCGATGGACGTTTTGTTCTGGATATTCGTTCAAGCGGAAATCGCTTTTTCTCATTCGGAGAGGTTGGGACACGATCTGGCGATACCGTTGCAGGCGCGAACGGCTTCTATTACGGCCAGCGCAACGGAGCAACGAGCAGGGCGCTTTATAAGGACAGCACGCAGCTGGGCAGCACGAATACATCAAGCGATCCTGCATCCGGTGCGAATCAGTATTCGATCCTGCTGATGGGCTGCAACGTGCACGGCACACCGACCCAGGCGAATGGTCGCGGTGGCATCGCTGTGCTCACGGATGGCACGTTCACGACCACCGAGATTGGGGACATGAAAACCCTGATCGACATTTACCTAATCACCGCGACTGGTCGCTAAACCCCGACTTGCCGTAGCGCACTTTCCCGTGCCCGCGCAAGTACGGATCTTGATTCCATGTGGCTTGTGCGCGAGCAATTCTTCGAAGATGCGCTGATATGGCCTTAACTCGACGACTGCTGCGCGCTGCTTCCTGAAGCAGGCCTCGATTGTATGGAAGGACAACGCAGCCAGCGCGGTCGATGTTGCCATGGTCAGCAAAAGAGCCGGGGCGCCAACCAGATGCGCGTCATGGGACACGAACCAGATAATCGGCCAATGGTAGAGATAGATGCCGTAGGAAACCCGGCCGATGTAGACGAACGGCTGGCGCGCTAGGAAAGGAATGCTGGTCTGGTACGAGAGCAGAATCAGCGCACCGGTCGCGCCCTCGGCGAACATGCGATCAGCTGGAAATCCAAGAGCGACAAGCAGCATCCCCACGCCAACCACGGCGATGGGAAGCATTGATCGGATCGGCAGGAATGCCAGCAAGGATCCGAAGACAAGGCCGGACATCCGTGTGTCGAACCGGAATGGCGCGCGCCAATCGAATAACCCCCACCAGCACCAGGCTGTCGCGACAACGTAAACAGCCAGCAGCAAGGCGGTTGCATTGCGTCGCTTCATGCGCGCCACGAGCGGCAGCAGCAGCGGCCAGAGCAGATAGTAATGTTCCTCGACCGCTAGGCTCCAGGTATGCACAAGGATGCCTGCTGGGCCGATGTAGTCGTCGAGGTAGAGCAACGCGTTCGCCGCGCTGCGCCAGGTCACCCACCCAAGCGCCAGCATGGTGGCCACCAGCGTGATCAGCGCTGGGAACAGGCGCCGGGCCCGGCGCATGTAGAAGGCGCCAAGCTTGATCCCGCCAGCGCTTGTCTCGCGCAGTAGGATGGACGTGATCAGGAAGCCGGACAGCACGAAGAACACGTCGACGCCGAGATAGCCTCGCAGGCTGAGCACATGCCAGCTCGCGTGGTATTCGATCACGGCCAGTACCGCGATCGCGCGCAGGCCGTCGAGCGCTGGATTGTAGCGAAGCGTGCTCACGCTGTTGCCTGCTCGTATGCCTGCATTATTTCCTGGAACCGTGCCGTGTCGCCACCGTTATCTGGGTGGTGCTTTGATCGCAGCCGCATGTATGCAGCATGGACTTCGGTCCCGTGAGCCTCGGGGCTGATACCGAGCACATCCCACCAATGCCGGCTTGGTTGGTGCTCGATCGCCGTGAAGCCGGTGAAGGCGCGCTCGAGGATCTGGGCGCCACCATGGCGCTCTATCGCGCGCATGGCATCCAGGGTGGCCGCTACGGCGGCCAGATTGTCGGCGATGCGAACGTATCGATCGATCGCCATGCAGCGCGCTGGGCCTGTTCCCTGCCAATATACGGCCACGCCTGGGTCGTCTGGCTCACGCTGGGTCGACTTGGGCCATCCGTCCATCCGCAGCTGCAGGTCCGTGCTGATGACCAAGTCGTCGTCCTGGATGCCCATGCGAGCAAGTTCGGCGCGCACGCGCTCGACCCCTTGGGCGATCGTGATCTCGCCGTTCACCATCCGTCGGGAGAAGGAACCGTCTGCATTCTTGAAAAGGCTGACGTGCTCGCGCTTTTTTGCGAAGCGCGCGCGGGTGCGTTCACCAGGGAAGGTGCGCTTCCAACCGGCAGGCCATTGCAGCGGATAGGCGGGAACGCTCATTCTCAAATCTCCAGGTGTTGGAGGTCGATCTCATCGACCTTGTCGCGCAGCTGGCGCTTGGCGATGCGCAGGGCTTGCGCAACTATGCGCGGAGGCTGACTGGCATGCACATTCAGCGCCGAAATATGCAAGGCATTATGGCAATCACGCCGGAACAACCGGTATTGGATCTGGCCAGACTCGCCGACAGGTGTCCTGAACCAGCTGAAGCCGTTCCGCTTGCTTGGCTGGCGCATGGTCTGATGCTTCGTCATGGCGCCAACCCGAAAGCCTGCTCGAGCGCAGCACGCGTCTTTCGACGGTACTCGGCCTTGGCTCTTTTCCCGACATCGTTCCAATAAATCCAGAGGGAATTGCCGACGCTTTCCACATGCGCGTCCGTGATGCGCGTAACTGGCGCGCTCTGGTACGCGAGCACCGCAGCCCATTGCCCACCAGTCAAGGTCACGATGTTCGTGCCAGGCCGATCGAGCTGGTGCTGCGCATGCGCGAGCACGCCAGCGAAGGTCATGTCTGTTTTGTGGGCGATCGTCATGGGAATCAGAACGGAATTCCGTCATCGAAAGGATCGGCATCACTACTGGCCGCGGTCGCGCCTGGTTCCTGCAGCTCTTTCCATTCGTCAGATTCCTCGATCTGATCGCGGATCCATTCGGGCAGCGCGTCGAAGTCGGCTTGTTTGAAATCGTCGAAGGAGAAGTATTGCAATTCTCCGATGCGCTCTGGCACCGACAGGCCTTTGGGGACCGACATAATCGATTCGACCTTGGCCCGGTCTTTTTCGTCGCGCACCACCTGAAGCATGCATGGCTTGCCGAGGACATTCTTGAGTTCGAAACCCTTGAGTTCGTCAGGGGTGAACGGTTTCCCGCGCCAGCTTTCCAGGGCCTTGCGCAGATGGCCTTTATCCGCGAGCGTGAGCGAGAAGTAGCGCATGACGATGAAGGGCTCGCCGGCGAAATCCCCTTCCTTTTTCACTTCGTGTGGCAGCTCCCACCGGAAGATGGCCTGGCGTCCGGTCTTGGGCTTGCCCTTGTATTCGTAATGGTTCGTGCCGAGGTCGATCAGCCCGATGCACCTGGCGACGTGCGCGCCTGGTGGCGCTTGTTCGATGACGATTCCGCTGTCTGTCACGATCATGTTATTTCCCCGGCTTGATCTGGTTTGGCGTTAGCGTGAGTTCGATCTTTTCCTGCAGCAGCTCGCACAGGATGCCGATCTGCTCGGCGTTCGGGTGGCAGACGATATTGAACACCAGCCGCACCGTGCCACCCTCGAGCGCCTCGATCGCGAATTTCTTGAGTTCGCATTCCTCGCATCGCACTCGAGCTTGTTATCGTCGCCGACGTTGAACGGGATCTCGAGCAGGTAGTCCTTCATCGATCCGTCCCAGCGCTGCCGCAGCAGCTTCGGGAACTTCAGCGCGGTCAGGTCCGACTCGGCATCGAGCGGCAGCGCTGGCTGCTCACCGGCGAGGCTGGGCTTGCGGAACAGGAACTTGCGCAGCTGCGGGTCGAAGGCATCGAGGATTTTCTGGCCGCTGTCGACTTCGACCTTGATATCGCAGGCCAGCTTGTTATCTTCACCATGCTTTTCCGTGCGCGGGTTGACGTGCAGCACGGTGGCCTGGGCGTTGATCAGTGCGAATTGCATCGTGGTGCTCCTATTATCAGACCATCCAGGATGGTGGTCGTGGGATATCTCGACCGAGCGGTCGCCAGATATGCAGGCAGTACGGGTGGCAGTCGATATGCTCGGCCACAGGGACGTGCAGCTGCATGCAGGACTCATCGGGATTGAAGAACAAGCGCTTGACCTGCTCCATCTCTGCCCATGTTGGCGTCCGGTGCTCAAGGCTCACGCTGACGTGGTCCCAGCCCATGCTGCTCACGGCAATGACCCGAAGCCATTCGCCGGTCGTGTCTGATCGAAAGACGAAGACGCCGCAGGTTGAGTCGCCAGCCATCGATGGTATTGCCGGATTCAGCCCATTCGGCACGATTCGGAAATGATCCAGCTGGTGGAGGTTGATCATGACCCGCTCGCATCCTCGATTTCTTTTTGCCTGCGCATGCCATCAACGATTTGTTGCTGTGTGGCGACCGTCGCCGTAAGTGGTCGCGTGTACCATCGAATCGCCTGGGCAGCGCTAATGGCACGCACTAAGCAGACATCGTCCACATCATCTGGATTCGTGACGAGATAGATGCGGGAGCCGGACTTGCGCGGCTTTTTCGCAAGACTGAAGGGCGTTGCGTTCGGGGCTGCAGGTGCTGCAGGTGCTGATGCATCGGGCTGATCGCTCATGGTGATTCCTTTGGCTTGGCTGGGTGAAGGACTCATCGCGCTGCCCGCCGGCGCTTGCGCAGCTGCAGGACGTTCTGGACGGGCTCTGGCGCCTGCTCTTTCATGAAGGCGACCGGCCAGGTAGGCCATGTCCGCAGGCAGTTCTGGTATTCGACGCCGGCCAGGAAGCGCTGCCGGAACCGCAGCGCATCGTTCCGGTACTCGGTCCCGCGGTCGAAGTAGTGCGGTGCGCTCGGCCCGCGCGGCGTTCTGGCGAAGACCGCGACTAGGAACAGCACGATCGATCCGAAGACACCAATCGCGAGCAGGATGGCGCTCATTGCATGTACGGCGCGGCCGGGCGCAGCAGCGCTGAGAGTGGCAGCAGGTACTTCGCGCGCGCATCTGCTTCTGCCTGGCGCACCTCCTGGCCAGTCTCAACCGCTTCGCGGTAGTCATCGCGCACCATGCGCGCCAGCGGCACGGCTGCCGTCTTGCAATACCCAAGCTTCATGGCGCCAGAGATCGCGCGCTGGAAGACGTGCTGGCGATCCTCGAGCGAGCACGGGATGCGCTGGACTGCACTGGCTGGAACCTTGCCTGTGCCGTTGCAGGCATAGCAGAGCGACTTCGATAGCGGTCGCCGATAACCACCACCTGGTCGTGGCGCGCTCGCGTCGCGCTGCCGCGGCGGGATCCAGTATTTGGTCCCATCGCACCGAAGGCACTTGACCATCGGCGAGTCTTGCACTTGATCGTTCATGGGATTTTCCCCGGCATGGCAGCCTTGATGATCTGGCCGATGATCCCACCGGCGATCGCACACCCGATCACGGCGCAGATATCGATCAGGGTGATCTGCAGGCGGTAGAGCCTGGCAGCCTTGGCGATGCGCTCGCGATACGTCTGAACGCTCATGCCGCTTGATCCTGGGTTTGATGGTGTACCGCATCGATCCGTTCGCCGATCCAGCGCATACACGGCACCGCCATCGAATTGCCGAGCGCCTTGTAGCGCGGGCCGTCCGGGGTCGCTTTGCCGTTCAGGCGGATATTGGTGTAGTCGTCAGGGAAGCCGAGCATGCGTTCCCATTCCCGCGGTGTTGCGAAGCGCAGCCCGTTCGCGTCGATTAGCGCCGGGAAGCGTTTCTTGTCGGGCATGGTCTGGCCCTTGTGCAGTACCGCATCGGCTGTCTGCGCCAGCTGACCACCATCCCACCAGCACGGGATCAGAGGAGCTCCGTCACCGCGACCGCGCGGAGTAGTGCTGCCAAGTGTTCTGGCACCTTCCAGCCGTGCGTCGCTGCCCGGCGCAGGATTCCCTGACAACGCCGCTGGCTCAAGCAATACCGTTGCGGAACGGCGCCAGTCTCTACGATTTCCGACAACAAACACGCGCGCGCGGGGTGCGGCGCAGGCGAAGTATTGAGCGTCAAGCACTCGGTAGGCGAACCCATACCCGAGTTCGACCAGCGCCCCGAGGAAGGCTCCAAAGTCCCGCCCTCCTGCCGATGACAGTACGCCGGGGACGTTCTCCCATACCAGCCACTCGGGCCGATATCGGTCAGCCAAGGCAAGATAGACGAGGGCGAGGTTTCCGCGTGAATCGCTGAGCCCTTTGCGGAGCCCGGCGACGGAGAAGGACTGGCAGGGCGTTCCGCCAACAAGGACATCTGGGTTGAGGTCATCTGGCCATTCCTGGAATCGGGTCATGTCGCCGAGGTTAGGCACATGCGGGTAGTGATGCGCGAGGACCGCGCTCGGGAACTTCTCGATCTCGCTGAAACCGACCGCCTTCCAGCCGAGCGGATGCCATGCGCAGGACGCAGCTTCGATGCCCGAGCAGACAGACAGGAATCGCATCAGAGTGCGAACGCAGCCGCGCGGTGCACCTTGGCAATGGCGATCTGGGTGTTGCTGATGGTGGTCTGGCTGTTCATTGTGCTTCCCCTGTTGGGTAGTGGTCTGTCTTGCGTGACTGAACAATGCGCCGACGCTCCGGGGACTTCAACGCCACGGATGGGAAGGATCGTTCTATTTATGATGCTTCCGCGCAGCCTCGATCCGTGCCTAGAATCCGGGCATGAATCGTCCCATCCGCATTGCCCCGATCTGGCGCGATCTGTACGCCGGTGACTCGTTCTTTTCGGCCAAGCCTTATCACGCGCTGCTGGCCACGGCTGAGGAGCTGAAGGCCGAAGGCTACGCCTACCTGCTCGAGCCGGCGCTTGGCGGCTATATCGTCCGCTGCACGGAAAGCCCACTCAAATCGCTTGAGGATGGCTTCATTCGGGCCACGCAGACATGAGCGTCGCGCTGTTCACCAAGATCACCGCGCGGCTTGAGGAGCTGCTGGATATTTATGAAGCCGCTATCATCGTTAACGATGGCTCGGATGCCGATAATGATGCCATTGCTGAAGCTGCCGACATTATCGATACCCTCGCCGGGGCCAAGGACTTGCTGGGCGATTGGGAGAAGCGCGTAGCCTTCTCGGGTAGTGAACAAGCAGCCCAGATCGTGGCTGGCATGCTGGCCGACTGGAAGCTCGCAGGCGCTGTCTGGTTTGATCCGAAGACCAAGCGCTTTCGGCTTGTCGGCGATGCCTACAAAGCTGCCCGGCGCGAAATCTGTTGCGGTGTTTATCTGCCCACGGCAACCGCCAAAATGCTGCAAGAAGACTTCGCGGAGGTCATGGGCGAATGAAATCGCGCGATCGACCGCACGCGCTCGAGCACATCCGCGATTGCCTGCAGGAGCTTGAGGTCATACACACGCCGGAAGAAGTCCGGGATGCCGCGCGCGCGCTCGGCATGGCGCACCACCTGCCCGACCCGCAGGATGATCTTCCGCTCGGTCCACCGGTCCATCCCGAGGCCGGCTCATGACCGTCGATGCCCGCATCAATGTCGAGCTGCGCTCGCATCCAAAGACGAAGAAGCTCCGGCGCCTGCTCGGCGCCGAAGGGGTGTTATCCCTGATCTGGCTGATCGCCTGGACGGCGGCGAATCACCCGGACGGTGACTTGGCCGGAATGACCGGGGAAGACATAGAACTGGCAATCGACTGGCCAGGGGATCCCGGCGCCTTGATTACTGCGCTCACCGCGGTGCGCTTCCTGGACGGGGAGGAAGGGTCGTTCCGGATGCATGACTGGGACGAGCACAACCCCTGGGCTGCAGGCAGCCCTGCCCGCGCGCTCAAGGCGCGCTGGAACGCCGTCAAGCGCCATCACGGCGTCGACGCGGCGAACCGGCTTGTGCCTGGATACCATTCTGCTGGAACTCCCGGTTCCAGTGCTGCAGGCAATGCTGATAGAAAAGCTGTTAGCAATGCTAGCAGCAAACAATTAACGAAACCAGAGCGAAAAGATGCTGCTAGCAATGCTCCGTCTCCGTCTCCGTCTCTAGAAGAGCAAGAGCAAGAGCATGGGAAAACCCAACCGCACGGATCCGCTCCTGCGGATCCACCCGGTCAGCTCGAGCTCACTCCATCCGAGCCAAGCAACGTAACCGACCACCCCTCGAAGACCGCATCGGAAATAGTGCGCGATGTCTACAACGAGCTGATGCCGCGCTGTCGCCATATCAACGTGCTCACTCCAAAACGCCGACGTCGCATCCTGGCAGCAGAAAAGCTTGCGCGCGCTGTCTGCGAAGAGCAGGGCTGGTCGTTGTCGACCGAAGCATTCTGGCGAGCCTACTTCACCGAATGCCAGCTTGATCCATGGCTGCGCGGAGAAGTGACCAATCCGCACAACCCGAACTGGAAACAGAACCTGGACGTGCTGATCGCCGAGGACCGCTTCGCCGGCATCATGGACCAGGCCATCGAGACGGCGCGCGCGGAGCATGCAGCCTAGTAACAGCCAGCCAGCCCGCAGGCGGTGCGGGATTGTTTCAACAGGAGTAAATCATGGCAATCAAGAAGGCAAGTGAGCGTCCGGTGATCGTTTTTGCGAGGGCGCGCCCACGACGCCGCGCGGGCTGAGCCGCTAATGTCCGGATGGGAATTGACACACTCGCCGCAAAATAGTGTGCGGGCTGAGCCGGTGGCGAATAATAGTGATGGCGACTTCTGCGACAAGTGGGGGGCGTGCAAAGTTTGCGGCGGTGAGATTCCATACGGACACACTGCCACCTGCTACATCTGGAAAATCGAACAAGAGCGCGATCAGGCAATCGCCGCCACACCGCCCACAGTGGACGTGGCCGCGCTGCGCCGAAAAATACTACGGTTAGCGGATCAGATTGACGGCCTTGCACTGACGGCCGCTTGTACAGACCTCGCCAATGAAGCGCGCGATATAGCAGCACTGCTGCCTACGGAGGACAAATGAACGCCGCGAAGGATGAAGTGCTGAGGTTGCGTGATGTTGCGCACCGTATCGCGAAAGCTGGCATCAACGGCTTCGGAAACGAGCTAAACGACATTGCAGACGCACTCGCCGCCAGCATGCCGGACGGCGCGGAGGCGGTAGTATGGGCCGATCCGAATGATGTAGCTGAGCAGCGCCAATCCATCATGGCAACCGCCAACAAATGGGAACATGAAGGAACCAGATACAAATTACCCCTCTACGCAACCCCGCAGCTACCTGCGCAGGGGTGGATGGCGATTGAGAGTGCGCCGAACAATGACAAAGTGTGTGTGATTGGATGGGCAGAGAGTCGTTACCGTGATGGCTATGGTGTGGTCATCATGCGATGGTTTGCCTGTGGGAAGGACTTGCTTGAGGGATATTGGACATGCAACGCAATTCAATACTACCCAACCCACTGGATGCCCCTACCAGCCCCACCCGCACCGAAGGAGACGAGGACGTGAGCAGACTTGTGTGCTGGTGGTCTGCTGGCGTTACCTCTGCGGTCGCGGCGGCGCTTGCGCTGACAACGATTGATGCCGACGAAAAGGTTGTTGCTTACTGCGCCAGTGTCGAGAACGACGAACATCCAGACAATGCGCGATTCCTTGCCGACTGTGAGGGGTGGTATGAGATCGGTATTGAGCGACTGTACGCCGCAGACTATTCCAGTGTCGAGGACGTATGGGAGAAGCGCCAGTACGTCGCAGGCATCGCCGGAGCGCCCTGTACAACTTTCCTGAAAAAGAAGGTTCGCAATGCCTTCCAGCGTCGCGACGATGTGCATGTGTTCGGATTCGATGCTGGCGAACCGCATCGCGCCGATAGGTTCATCGAGAACAATCCTGACATCGACGTGCGATTCCCGCTGATCGAGCGCGGCCTTACGCACGCTGATTGCAGCGCGATTCTGGCCGAGCAGAAGATCGAATTGCCAGCGATGTACGCGCTCGGCTACCGGAACAACAATTGCATAGGGTGCGTGAAGGGTGGCGCTGGCTACTAGAACAAAATACGGGCCGACTTTCCCGAAATCTTTGCAAGGCGCGCGGAGCAAAGCCGAAGGCTCGGAGCGAGATTGATCCGCGTGAATGGTAAGCGCGCATTCCTTGACGAACTGCCGCTTGGCACTGGCCGCTACGAGGCCGAGGAAGCTGTCGAATGTGGCGTCGGGTGTGACGGTGCGATGAAAGAACTTTGTCCATGAGCACAGGAGCCAACCCATGACTGAGCAGAAGCCACGCGCGGCCAAGCCTGCAGCGACAATCGCGCAGCTGCGCATGGCGCCGCAGTCGATCGTAGCCGAGCAGGCGGTCCTGGGTGGCGTGATGCTCGACCCCTCGGCGATCTGGCGCGTGCTCGATACCATCACCGAGGCCTGCTTCTACCGCCACGGCCATCGCCTGATCTGGCGCGCGATCCTCGAGCTGCACACGGCCAACCGTCCGTTCGACGTGGTCACGCTCGGGACCTGGTTCGATCAGCATGGGCTCTCGCAGCACATCGATGGCTCGGCCTATCTAATCGAGCTGGCGCAGACCACGCCGTCGGCTGCGAACATCACCGCCTACGCCGAGATCGTGCGCGAGCAGTACATGCTCCGAACGCTGATCGAGGCTGGGACCAAGGTGGTGGAGAACGCGTTCAACGCCGGCAGCCGCAAACCGCTTGAGCTGATCGCCGAAGCGCAATCAGCGATCGGTCACGTCCTGCTCGGGCAACCCAGCCAGCTCGAGTCGCCGGCAACCATCATCGACGAGCTGATCGCCGAGGCGGCTGAAGCAAGCGAGGACCAGCTGGTGATCCGCGGATTGACCACCGGCCTGCCAGATCTGGACCTGATCCTGGGTGGCATGCGTGGCGGCCAGATGATCGTGGTTGCGGGTCGGCCGAAAATGGGCAAGACCACGCTCGCGGTCAACATCGCCGAGCACGTCGGCCTGGCGCTGCGCCGGCGCGTGGCGATCCATTCGCTGGAAATGCTCCCGAAGGAGCTGATGCAGCGGATGATCTGCTCGCTCGGCTACATCGATGCGACCCGCATGCGTTCCAACGATCTCACCCAGGACGAATGGAGCAGCTGGTCGCTGATCACCGGCAAGCTACGCCAGGCGCCGATCGACTTCTCTGGCCCGCGCAACGTGGTCGTCGACCAGTTGATCGCGCAGACCCAGCGCGCGCATGCCGAGAACCCGATCAGCCTGGTCGTGGTCGACTACGCTCAGCTGATCGATGTCAGCAGCTCCGACAACCAGAACATCGGCTATGGCGAAGTCTCGCGCAAGCTCAAGCTGATGGCCGGCGCCATGAATGCCGTTGTCATCCTGGTGTCGCAGCTCAACCGCAAGCTCGAGGAGCGCGGCGACAAGCGTCCGATCCTTTCGGATCTGCGTGCCAGCGGTAGCCTCGAGCAGGATGCCGATGCGATTGTGTTCGTATACAGGGACGAGATTTACCACAAGCGATCCGAGGACCGCGGCACCGCCGAGATTATCGTCGCAGCCCAGCGCGGTGGTAAGCCTGGCACAGCGCGCGTGCTCGCCGACCTGGATCATTATCGCTTCGCACCACTGCCGCTGGATTTCGTGCCAGCACCATTACCAGATGAACCATCGCATAAGGCGCGCAAGGGATCTGGCGCATTCCCACGCGTTCGGCGCGATCATTCCGATCGCGACGACGACTGATCACTAGACCGAGGCCCAACATGCCACTCGCACTAAAAATCCTGATCTTCCTGAACGTCGTCGGCCTTGTGACGATCGTGCTCATCGCGCTGGCACTGCGCAACGTCCTGATCGACGTTTACCTTGAACGCTTCAATTATCGCTTCACGCACCGCTGGAGTCGCAACGGCAAGGATGCCGCAACCATCCGTCTGGTCCTGGATCCTGACGGCATTTCAATCGAAGGAGGATGCATCATGAGCAACAAGCACATCGGCGACACCAAGAAGTTTCATATCGACGGCACCAACGCCGGCGCCGCGCTCGATCTGACCAACGTGAAGGTCAGCACCAGCGATGCCACGGTGGCAACCGTTTCCGGTAGCCTCAACGCGGACAACACCGTCTATTCCGGCGAGTACACCTGCGTCGGCATCGGCACCTGCTCGCTCGATGCCGAGGATCTGACCGCAGACGGTCAGGACGTGAAGGCCTCGCTCGGCATCAATGTGGTCGCACCGGCAACGCTGGAAATCGTCGAGGACGCATAGTCGAACCCGCGGAGGAGCAATCCAATGCGATGGCATAGCGCGGCGACCTGGCAACGGGTCGCCGCTTCATAAATCATCGGGGGATGTAATGGCGAAGGGGAAGCGCTCGCTTCGGTATGCCGGGATCGAGGAAATGCCGGAAGGTATGCGCAAATTGCTAGAGCAGAAGAACACCTCAATGCAGGCCGGGCTCGAGCACCTGCGAAAGATGCCAAACCACGCAGCGGATAACAGCCAGCAGCGCCACCGCGCGCTCGGGCGCCTGCCGACCGGGACCATGAACAAGACCGAGACGCTCTATTCGCAGCAGCTCGAGCTGCGGCTTCGCGCTGGCGAACTGCTCTGGTACCGATTCGAAGGGATCAAGCTGCGCCTTGCAGAGAAGACGTTCATCACGATCGACTTTGCCGTGATGCTGGCAAACAAGCAACTCGAAATGCACGAGGTGAAGGGCGGCCATTGGGAGGACGACGCCAGGGCCAAGACCAAGATTGCTGCTGCGCAATATCCGTTTCAGTTTATCGCTGTCACACCGATTGCGAAGAAGCACGGCGGCGGCTGGCGCGAGGAGCGATTCTAAATGATCCATCGCATCGCTTGGACCAGGAAAGAGGACACCATCATCGAGAAGCACTGGCCGTCCGGCGGAATGGACGTGGTCAAGCAGCTGCTGGACGATTTTCACGAAGACGACGTTCGTACCTGCGCGGCGATTGCATGCCGGGCATCGCGGCTCGGTGTGAAGCTGACCGAAGAGATGCGCGCTGGAATCAATGGCGTTGCATCGGCCAAGCGCCTGGCGAAGATTGCCGCGGCGCTATCGAAAGAGGCGCCGGGATGTCTGTTCATGGGCTACGAGATAGTCGATGTCTCCAAGGCCTTTAACGCCTGGCTGAAGACACGATGAGCTGGGAGGTCGATTCCCTGAATAGCCGTATCGAGCACGCATGGTGCGCGATGCAGGCGTGGTCGCCTTTGGTGCGGCATGCCATCTATCTGACCCCAGCTTTTTTGATCATCGGAATCAAACCCACCGATTACCGGCCGCAAGGATCCTATTGGATCGGGGACTTCGACCGTTCCGTGAAGCTCGATCACTTCCGGCAGGCAGCTTTCGCCACATTCGAGAAAATGAAGGGGCCACGCTGATGGGCGACGTGCGCGAGCTGCTGGCTCGGGATGGCTTGGCCGGCGTGCAGTTCGGTACCGGCGGCCGCGGTGGTGGCGTTCCAGAAATCACCAACATGGACATCCGGGCAGCCCTGGGAATGGTCCCGACCGGCCTTGGCCGTGAGCTGCTGGACTGGCTGTATGCCAGCGGCCGGTCGGAGCGCCCGGAAGGCCCACAGCGCATCCCGCGCGCACTGGATCGTGAGCTGGCCCTCATGCTCTACACCGAGAAGGACCGGCTCGAGCGCGCGCTGCTGGCGGCACGGCTCGAGCTCCACATCGCCCAAGACCTTACCAGCCAGCACCACCGGTCGGAAGAGGAACGGATGGAGCTGCAATACCTGCACGGTCGCGTCGCACACCACCACCATCGGGTCTGGCCAGACCAGACGAGCCTGTATCCCCGGATTCGCGCAGCCGTGGTCCATGAAATGGATGGCCGCGAGCATTGTGCAGTCTGTGCAGGCCGCGCCAACCTGCTGCAGGCCAACCTGCAGGTGCGGTGCACGGCCTGCAATGGAAGCGGCGTGGTCCGGATCAGTGGGCGCTATCGGGCAGCCTGGCTGGGGGTCGACGAATCGAGCTATCGCCGTTCCTGGCGTGCTTGCTACGAATGGCTGCACTCGCAAGTATCTTTCGCGCATTCCGATGCGCTCGAGGCGTTGAAGAGCGCTCTAGGCCGCATCCTGTAGTGCGGCATTGATGCTGCCGCATTTTTTCGCCATTCTACGCGCGAGGGCGAAATGCCCCCAGACGCCAGCCCAAACGCTGGCGTTGCCGTTTCAGCGGGATGGAGCAGCGGCAGCTCGCCTGGCTCATAACCAGGAGGTCGCCTGTTCGAATCGGGCTCCCGCTACCAAACCCCCACCCCTGGGGATGGTCTGGCCGTTTGACTCCTTGTCGGCCAGTAGTCGGCTGCGGTTTCAGGCATGGCACCGTAGCCGACATTTTCGAAGGACGCCACATGACCGATCCAGAGCTGTTGGCTGTAGTGCTGCAGCGCCTGGATTATATCGATGAAGCAGTCGCGCAACATGCACGCGATGATCGCGCACAGCATGCAGCCGTTGCCGAAAAGATTGACTTGAAGGCCATCCACGACACGGTAGAACGGGCAAAGCTTGGAAAGAAGATCGACGATCTTTCCTCGCTCCTAGTCATCCTGAATGCTGCAAAGGGATTACGGAGTATCGTGGTATCACTCGGCGGCTTGGCAGTGGCATTGACCGCCATAGGTGTTGCAGTGAAGTTTTTTCTCAGCTGGTTGAAAGGATAAATTTCCGCATAGGAGTTCGCATGGCCGCTGATGCGAAGCCGGAAAAAACGCCGATCGAGCAGTTCGAAGCGGTCGTCGCACTGACGGCACAGCTTGCGGCATTGCATGCCAAACGGCTGGATGATCTACGCGAAGCGGCAATCAAGCGCATGGATGATCTGCGCATCCAGGACATCGCCAACCGGCAGCTGCTCGATAGCGCTGAATCCCGGCGCCTGGATGCATTGCTGATCGCAGAAGCGCGCCGCTTGGATGCGTTGCTGCTGACAGCCAAGAGCGATGTGAGCCTTGCCAGCACGCGCGCTGAGCTGACCGCAAGCGCTCTGGCCGAGCGTGTCGAGGCATCTGCGAAGACGCTTGCCGCGCAGGTCGAGGCAACAGCCAAGGCTGCAGCGCTCGCGGTCGAAGCGACAGCCAAGGCGCTGATGACACGCATCGAGCCGCTCGAGGCTGCACGCTTCGTGCAGGCCGGCAAGAGCGGGATCTCCACACCGTTGATGCTGACAATAGCGACGGCGTTCGGCGCGCTCGGACTCTATCTGCTGGAAATGCTCATCCACCACTGAGGACACGGATATGTCACTCGGAACCGTTCTACTGATCGTTGTGATTCTGTTGCTGATCGGTGCGATCCCGTCCTGGCCGCACAGCCGCGACTGGGGCTATGCGCCTAGCGGCGGCATCGGCACGGTCCTGGTCGTGCTGATCATCCTGATCGTGCTGGGAGTGCTCCGATGATCCTTTCGCCTGCAATCCTCATCGCGCTAGTCGCCGTGATCATCGGCATCTATCTCGGCATCGTGAATTCTGAGTACAAGAGCGGTTCGTTCTGGCTGTTGATCTCGCTGGTCGTGCTGCTGGTCGTTCCGCAGCTGCCGCAATCGCAACTCGCCGTCGGCGGAAATCACACCGATGCGCTCATCGTGGTCCTGATCATGGTGCTCGCATGCGTCGCTGTCGTGCTGCTCAGGAACCGTAGACCGCCACCCCCACCGCCAGGCACCTGATCATGCCGTTTACGCTCGGTCCCAAATCGCTCAGTCGCCTGGTCGGCGTGCATCCTGACTTGGTCCGGATGGTGCAGCTCGCCATCACGCTCAGCGCGGTCGACTTTGCCGTGTTGCCGAGCGTGCGCACCCAGGCTCAGGAAGCCGAAGAGGTGAAGGAGCACAAGAGCACCACGATGCACAGTCGGCACCTGCCCAACCTGCAGGGCTACAGCTGCGCGGTGGATCTGGGCGCATGGGTGGGTGGCAAGCTCACCTGGGAACCGGTCACGATCTACGCCAGCATCTGGCAGGCCATGCAATCGGCTGCTGACCAGTTGCAGCTACCGATCGAATGGGGGGGCGCTTGGGTGACCTTCAAGGATTACGATCACTTCCAGCTGCCATGGTCGAGTTATCCATGAGCACATTCCTGATCATCTTGGCCAGCATTGGCGCGACGATCATCGCGCTGATCGCGATCATCGTCTGGCTGATCTGGAAAAACATGAAGCACCCGAGGATTGGTCCGTGAACGCTGTCGTCTTTACCCAGCCACATGACCCACGCGTTCCGGTCATTCCGGCAGATTGGAAGCAACCGCTCAATCTGACCGGATCGATCGTTGCTGTGCTGTTGCTTGTCCTGCTCGCGTTCGCGCTCTATGCGCTGGTGAAGTTCGACGTGAAGCCGGACAATCACGACATCCTGCTGGTCGTGATCACATTCCTGACGACGAAAGTCTCAACGATCGTCGATTTCTTTTTCGGTGGCAGTTCGACGAACCGGAAGAAGGACGACACCATCAATGCACTCGCCAGCAATGCACCCGCTGCGCCTGGGTCGCAGGCCGACGTGGCGGCCACTAATGCCACGACCAAACCGGGAGATTCGCCATGAAGCTCAACGCGCGAGCTATCGCAGAACAGGCCCTGGTGATCGCACGCATTCAATCGGGAAAGCTGCTTCCGATCGAAACCGGCGCGATGGCGCTCATGACGAACGATTGGAAAGACCAGCCGACGTTCGGCAAGTTCGTCGGCGCCCTGCATGATCTTGTCATGGCGCACGTCGTCGACTATCAGGTGGTCGATTACCATTTCGCGCAGGGAGAGAATCCAAGCGTCGGGCTGAAAAATGATTCACAGCAAGGCACCGACGGCTTCATGCAGCAATATCGGCTGAAGCTGTCGTAATCGCAGAACTTGCGCCGCACCGGCGCGTCCCATCCACTGGAGAGCCACCATGATTCGTAAATCGTTTTCTTTACTTGTAATAGCCCTCACCTGCACTCTCATGCTGATGGTCGCCGTGCCAGGCTGCAAGCAGCTGGTCGGCGCAGGCATTGTCACCAAGGTTAATGCCAATGTCGGAACCGAACAGATCGTTCAAGCCTGCGCCACGATCAAGGCCGGCGAAGATGCGGTGCTGATCCTGGCCGCGAACCATCAGCTTTCGAACGCATGGCTGGCCCAGATCAAGATCGTCATCCCGCTAACACAGCCGACGTGCAATGCGCTTGTCATGCCGACGTCGATTCCCGCTGCGCAATATACCGCGCTTCTTAACTACGGATTGACCTTCACCAACGCGCAGGCAAATCCGAAAGGTTCGCCACCGCCGCAGTGATTGCGACAAATCCCCCTTCGCTTTCGAGAACGACCATGAACCTCAATTTCACAAGTGTTTTCGCCGGCATCAAGGCGTTGCTGCCAGTTGCATCGCAAGTCCTCACGCTGCTCAATCCGGCAGCCGGTGCGGCAGCTGGTGTTGTGTCGAAAATCGTCAACGAAGTCGACGTAGCGCTCCCGCTCGCCAAGCAGTATGTCGCCGATCTCGAGGCCGCAAAGGCAGGCTATACGCAGGAGCAATGGGACATCCTGAAGAACGCCAAGCAGTCCGACGACGACGCGATCCTGGCGCTGCAGCCCACCACTTGAGTCATCGCTGTGCGACGCAGCTTGCTGCCCGTCATCATCGTGATGGCGATTTGCCTGCTGCTGTCGGCGTTCCTGCTGTATTCCGCAAACCTTCCCGAATGAGGTTTCCGATGAAAGGCAAATCCCGTCAAATCGCTATGCTGAGCGCAGCCATCTTCATGGCATGCGCGCCGGCATTCGGCGATATCATCGACAGCAAGACAGCGCAGAGCAACGCGGCGAAGCTTGCCAACTTCAACTACAAGGGCGGATGGAATGCATCGCTTGGCACAGCGCCGAGCAATTCGCCAGCCGCGCTCGATTACTACATCGTGACGACTGCTGGAACCACGTCGTTAGGCGGGAACGCACAATGGAATGCTGGCGATTGGATCATCTATCTGGGCGGTGCCTGGCAGCGGCTTGATGCCAAGGATCCACAGTCGATGCTCAACCAGCTGGTCGGATCGCAGAACCTGACGACTTTCACCGCGAACATGGGCACCCAGGTTGGCGGCATTGCGAAGTCGTCATCTTTTGCAAACATCGGCACCGGCAACACAACGAGCGGCACGCCATCGTATGCATTCGGCGCGCACAACACCTCGAGCGGCAATTACGGATTCACTGCAGGAACCTACAATACAGCGAGCGGCAATTACTCGGATGCGATTGGCAGTCGCAACTACGGCACAGGGACTGGCGCGAGCGCGATCGGCAACGGCAACCACGCTGATGGCACCTATTCATCGGCATTCGGTAATGCCTCGAGCGCGACAGGGACAGGGTCTAGCGCATTTGGCTACGGAGCCAAGGCTCTCGCCAACCATGCCACAGCAATCGGGGATACCGTATTCGCCAACAATCTCGACAGCAGTTCTTTTGGATTCCATGCGAGCGCAAGCGCTGATGGCGCCACGGCTCTTGGATTCAACGCGGTTGGCGATGTAGTGAATGCCGTCTCAGTCGGCGCGACAGGCACCGAACGGAAGATCGTGCATCTTGCCGCTGGGTCTGCAGCGACGGATGCAGTCAATCTTTCGCAGGTAGTGCCGACGTCTAGCACGACTTTGCCGAGTGGCATCACCGTTACCGCATCGCCGTTCGTGTATCACAACGTGGCCGCGTTCGATGCTGACGTGATCGTGAGTGGTGGCACCGTGACGGAGATAGCCTTCAGCAGGAACGGCTCGACCTATTACGTCTCAGGATTGCTCGCTGGTGTTATCCAGCTCTCGCCTGGTGACTATGTGAAGGTCACATATAGCGTGGCGCCAACGGAGACCCTGGTCCCGCGCTGATGCCACACCGACCACCGCTGCACCAGCCACCAGCGCCGCATAGCAAGCAACACCGGCCACAGGTAACCAGCCGACGAGCTCGGCGTGCGCTGGCGACGAACAGCGCAGCATGGCGAGCCATCCGCAGCGCACAGCTCGCGCGCGAGCCGCTATGCCGCTGCTGCAAGCACCACGGCTGCCCGCGGTGTGCGCGCAGCGGTCTGCGAGCCGCGAACCAGGTCGACCACATCGACGGGGACGCCACCCACGACGAGCAGGCGAACTGGCAATCGCTCTGTGCCCCGTGCCATAGTTACAAGACAGCGACTGAGCAGGGTGGCTTCGGGAACCCGAAGGGTGCCAAGGATGCCGACCCGACCCGGTAGGGGGTGGGCAATCTCTGCGGCGCTTCGCTCGCGACGCGTGTGCGCAGTCGTTTTTTCTGAGCCGCAAGTTTTGGATGGGGGGGTGGTTCGCTTGAAATTGCACCAGAAGCGCACGGCCGATCTGGTCGCCTATGCCCGGAACAGCCGAACGCATTCGGAGGCGCAGGTCGCGCAAATCGCGGCCTCGATCGAGGAGTTTGGGTTCACGAACCCGGTCCTGACCGATGGCGCGAATGGCATCGTGGCCGGCCATGGCCGCGTCCTGGCGGCGAAGCTGCTGGGCCTTGCGACGGTCCCCTGCATCGACCTGGGCCATCTCACCGAGGCCCAACGCCGGGCCTATGTGATCGCGGACAATAAGCTGGCGCTCAATTCCGGCTGGGATGCCGAAATGCTGCGCTCGGAGCTGATCGAGCTATCCCTGGCCGGGATGGATTCTGGAATGCTGGGCTTTAGCGATGCTGAACTGGCCGACCTGATGACGATCCCGAAGGGCTCCGGGGATCCAGATAAGGCGCCGGCCTTGCGTCCGGATGCCGTGAGCCGGCTCGGTGATTGCTGGCTACTGGGGACGCACCGGCTGGTGGTTGGTGATGCCTGCACGGCTGGCGCCTACGAGGCGCTGCTGGGTGGCGAGCGGATCGATGCCTGCTGGACCGATCCACCATACAACGTGGCGTATTCGACCGCGGCCGGCTCGATCCAGAACGACGACCTGGCCGATGCGGAGTTCGCTGAATTCCTGCAGCGCGCGTTCGCGCAGGCGTTCGATGCCATGAAGGTCGGAGCCTCGATCTATGTGGCGCACGCGGACATGGAGCGCTTGAACTTCACGCGGTCGTTCCTGGCTTCTGGCTTCAAGCTATCAGGCGTGGTGATCTGGAAGAAGGATTCCCTGGTCCTAGGTCGGTCTGACTACCAATGGATCCACGAGCCGATCCTGTATGGCTGGAAGCCTGGCGCCAAGCATCGGTGGTTCGGCGGCCGGAAGAACACGTCCGTGATGGCGCTCGGGGATGGCTCGCCGTTTACCCAGCTCGAGGACGGGCGCTGGCAGATTCGGGTCGGGGACTCGATCATGCTGGTCAATGGCAATGCGACGGTCGAGACCCTTGTCCCATCCGTGCTCGAGCACGCTCGGCCGCGCAGCTCTTTCGAGCATCCGACCATGAAGCCGGTCGCGCTGATCGAGCGGATGCTGCAGCATAGCGCTCGGGCCGGGGATCTGATCCTGGACCCGTTCGCCGGCTCTGGCTCGACGCTGATCGCGGCCGATCGTCTGGGGATGAACGCCAGGCTGCTCGAGCTCGATCCGTGTTACGCCGACGTGATCGTTCGGCGCTGGCAGGATCTGACTGGACGTCGTGCCGTGCTCGCGGCGACTGGGAAGGAATTCCCTGCTGAAGCATTGCCGGTGGCTGCATGAGGGGTCCACGGCCGCAACCGACGCTGTTGAAGCTGATCACCGGCAATCCTGGAAAGCGCGCGCTGAACAAGCGCGAGCCGTTGCCGACGACCGGGAACCTGAAGGCGGCTCCGGACTGGTTCGACCAGGACCAACTGTCCGCATGGAACTATGCCGTCGATCACGCGCCGCGCGGCATGCTGAAGAAGATCGACTCGTCTGCCCTGGTGATCTGGGTGGTCGCCGAAAGCCTGCACAGGCAGGCAGCACTGGCCATCGCCAAGTTCGGCATGGTCACGCTCTCGCCGGTGAAGAAGGAACCAATGCAGAATCCGTACCTGGCAATCTTGAACCGCCAGGCTCTCATCATGCTGCGCGCGATCGACACGTTGGGCTTTTCCCCATCGGCGCGCTCTCGAGTAAGTCTGGATCCAGGTGCCGGCGAAACCGAAGGCAAAGGCAAGAGCGCGTTCAGCGAGTTCCGGCGCAACGCCTAAGCGCACGCGGCGCCGCGCGAGGCCGCGCGACCACGTCGACAAGGCCAATGCGTACGTCGCTGGCGTGCTGTCGGGTGCGATCCCTGCCTGCAAATGGGTGCGGATGGCATGCCAGCGCCAGCATGACGACCTGCACCGGCGCCGATTCAAGTACCGATTCGACCGCGATCGTGCGAACCGGGTCTGTCGCTTCATCGAGGGGCTGCCGCACATCAAGGGCGAATGGGCTGGCGACCTGATCGTGCTCGAGCCGTGGCAGTGTTTCATTCTGACCACCGTGTTCGGCTGGATCGATGCGCGCGGTCGACGCCGGTTCAAGACCGCTTACATCGAGGTCCCGCGGAAGAACGCGAAGTCCACGATCACGAGCGGGGTCGGGCTCTACCTGGTATCGGCCGATGGCGAGGCTGGCGCCGAGGTCTATTCGGCAGCGACTACGCGCGAGCAGGCTGGCATCGTCTGGAAGGACGCGCGGGCCATGGCGAACAAGACGCCGGCGCTGCGCGAGGATCTTGGCATTGCGACTACGTCGCGCGCGATCTTCGTTGCGGAGACGGCATCGAGCTTCAAGGCGCTGTCCCGCGACCAGCAGGGCAACCTGGACGGCTGGAATG